GACGCGCTTTCCAAGCAAGTGCAGTTCGAGCTTGGCAACCACTACATCAACGGCGTGCAGGGCGATGATGACGACCATCTCTTCAACGGCATCCTGACACAGGCTGCAAAGGACCAGGACGTTGTCGTCGTAAGCTCGGATGAGACGACAATGGTTGGCCGCCTGAAGGCAGTGCGTGCCAAAATTCCTGTAGCGATGATTGAGAACCCGAACCTCCGCTTCCTGATGAGCCCTACAGACTTCAACAAGTACGACGACGAGCTGACGGCCCGCGAGTACAAGAACCGTGACGAAACCACGCGCAACCTGAAAATGTACAAGGACATCAAGATAGAGACCCTCGCGGCATGGCCTGACGACCTTATCGTGGCCACGCTGTGCAGCCCTGACGCGATGACGAGCAACCTGTTTGCGGCCGTGAACCTCCAAGACGACGAACATGTCATCAAGATTGGTCCTGTGAGCAATATGAGTGAATTGTACTTCTTCAAGATGCTTATGAAGGCAGACACTAACATTGCCTTCGGTGAGGAATTCATCGTGCTGGATAAGCGCTCAGCGCCTAAGTTCCTTCCACACGGATAACCATGTGGACAACAGAGATTTAGTATAAACCATAAAATAGAATAAAAATGGAAAAGAAAAAGAACGAAAAGAACGAGGAGAAAAAGGTTGCCATCAAAGTGGCGCAGGACTTTCTCGACAAATTTGACACCTCAATCCGCTATGAGGCAGGTACCGTATTGGAATTTGACGCTGAGCGTGCTGCAGATGTTGTTAGCCGTGGCTTGGCAGAATACTCAGAACCCATAGGATAATGAGCAAGTCAATGCAATATCTCGTCATCCACTGCACCGCCACGCCTGAAGGCCGTGAGGTAAGCTCCAAGGAGATACGCCACTGGCACACCGACCCGGTAAGCAAGGGTGGGCGTGGCTGGAAGCAGGTGGGTTACACGGACCTCTTCCACCTTAACGGCAGCGTGGAGCGGCTGGTGGACAACAACGAGGACGCGCAGGTGGAACCGTGGGAAGTGACCAACGGCGCGGCGGGCTACAACAGCGTGAGCCGGCATATTGTATATGTTGGCGGCTGTGACAAGGCCATGCAGCCCAAGGACACGCGCACGGCAGCCCAGCGTGAGGCACTGAAACGCTACGTGCAGGACTTCCACCGCCGCTTCCCCCAGATACGCATCGTGGGACACCATGAGCTGAACCCGGACAAGGCCTGTCCTTCCTTTGACGTGCAGAAGTGGCTGCGCGAGACAGGAATCAGGCAGTAAGCCCATAATATATAAAAAGGTATGGAACTCAGTGAAATTATCAATCTGGTGCTGGGTGGCGGCTTGGTGGCAACGATAGCAGCCATCATCACATTGAAATCGACCGTGAGGAAAGCGAAAGCGGAAGCAGAGAAAGCGGAAGTCGAAGCCGAGACAGTCCGGATTGATAACACTGAGAAAGCCACCCGGGTACTTATCGAGAATATCGTAAACCCTCTAAAGGAAGAACTCAATGAGACACGAAAAGACCTCAACGCGACCAAGCGAGAGATGGCACGGCTCCGCAAGGCCATCGACGATGCTAACAGCTGCCGTTATAGCGATGACTGCCCTGTGCTTCACAGGATGCGCGTCGAGCAGAAAAAGCGTGAGCCGGGAGACAGCCACGAGCCGAGAGGCGAGCCGCCTCGACGTGGACAGCACGGTGAGCGTCGTAGAAACCTGGCAAACACCCGTGAAGGTGCCGATGTCGGCGGTGAGCCTGACGCTCAGCATGGACAGCCTGCGGCTGTTGCCGTCCGGGGCGGGCTATACGGCCCGGAAAGGACAGGCGAATGTGAAGGTGACGCGGCGGGCACCGACGGAGAAGGAGCCGGAGCAGATAGTGATTGAAGCCGGCTGCGACTCACTGGAGCTGGTGTGCGCGAAATACGCCAAGACCATAAGCACGCTGAAACGGCAACTCAAAATTGCGAGCGACAGCAAGGCTGAGCACAAGGAGGAGGCGAAGGAAAGTACCGGTAACGGCTTCCTTGTGCGGCTCAAATACTTCCTGGCCGGGCTGTTGGCCGGAGTTATCGGAATAGTATTCACATTTATAAAACTGAAAAGAAAATGAGCAAGAAATTCATCTACGGCATTGCAGCCGTGAAATTTGGCGAGACCCTCATCGGCTACATCGAGAAGGGCAGCTGGGACTGGGGCGGCGCTAAGCCGGAGAGCGTGGACGTGGAAGCCGAGCAGGTTCCCGACGCACCTGTGCTGACACTGATGCAGAGCAACGGCAAGGTGAGCCCGACGTTCAACCTTATCCAGCTGGACTACGCGAACCTGAAGGCCGTGCTGGGCGGTACGCTGGTGGAGACCGGCTCTGACGGCAACAAGAAAGTGACGGGCTGGAAAGCACCGACCTCTCTCGTGGACCTCAGCGGAAAGTGGACCATCGACTTCGTGAGCGGCCAGACTATGACCATTCCCAACGGTACCATCCTGGCCAACCTCGGCGGCAAGCTGACCCTGACAGAAGTGTCGAAGGTAGAATGCCAGCTGAAGGTGAACAAGCCCGAGGACGGCGGTGCTCCCTATGAGATCAACGACACATTATGTGAAGGCTGATGGATGACCGTACTGTCAGAAGAATCCAGAGAGAGGGAGCGGAGGCCTTGCTTGATGCGGGCGTGTCCCTCCCTCTCAGGGAGATAAGAATACCCTTCATGAAAGAGCCACTGCGGATCCGTCTGACGATGAAACGGCCGACGCTGGCCCGACAGATCAGGATAGCGCACGCCTATCTTTCGATGGACACGACAGCCGAAGAGCTGGAGGCGATGGACCACAAGGGGCAGATGCGGTTCCTGGCCCGCCACGGCAGGACGCTGAGCCGTATCATCGCGCTGACGATGGAGCGCCGGTGGCTGCCTGTATGGCTGCTGTCGTGGCTCGTGAGGCACTGGATGAAATGGGAGTACCAGAAGGCCGCCTTCTCCCAGTTCGTGCTGCTGATGGGCACGCAGTCTTTTATACCTATTATCAGATCAGCCGGGATGACGAACCCGATGAAGCTGAGACTGAGCCACGGAAGGAAGGGGAGTTAAAGAGCCGTTGGGAAGGCTCCCATAGCCCCTTCGGATTTGTCTGGCAGATAGCGAGCGCGACAGGCTGGAGCGTGGACTATATCCTGAACGGCGTGAACTACCAGACGCTCATCATGATGCTGAGCGACGCACCCCGCTATGTGGACGGCAGGAAGAAAGAGCGTGACGACCGTACCGCCGAAGAGGAAGCCGGGGACATCGTCGGTTTCTTCCAGAGCAACCTCACCAATTCATAATTCATAATTGCTGATGAAACCAGTAGAGATAGAATTTCTAATGCGTGACAACCTGACGGCAGGGCTCGACAAAAGCAAGATGAGCGTGGAGCAGCTGCTGGGTGCAGCCCGCCGTGCGTCCACGGTCATCAACGCCAAGATCGAGGAGCAGCGCAAGGTCATCGACGGCGTGAACTCCGACCTGGACAGGATGCAGCGGAAACTGCAGACGATGAAGCCCGGTGCCGGTCAGCAGGAACTGCTGGCGGAGATAAGTGCCTGCAAGAAAGTCCTCGCCGAGGAGACGGGCGCGCTGCAGCAACTGGAGAAGGAACAGCAGCAGGCCAGGCAGGGCGTGGCACAGCTGGAGCAGGAATACCGCAAGATAAGCATTTCTGAGGAGCAGGCGGCAGCAGCGCACAAGAGCCTTACTGACAAGATACGGGAGCAGAAGGCCGTGGTCAAACAGGTGGAGGCCGACGTGCGTGCCTTGCAGAAAGCCTACGAGAACGCCGCTCCCGGCAATGCGCAGGGTGCGGCGCTGGCGGAACTGAACGCTGCCAAGAAAGCCCTGCAGGAGGACAAGAACATCCTTGCCTCACTGACCGAGGAGCAGGAGCGCAACAGGGAAAGCAACAAACGCCTCTCCCGCCAGTTGCGTGAGCTTCAGAACGACATGGCGAAGATGCGCTTGGCCGGAGAGGACAATACCGAGGAATACCGGCAAATGGCACAGAAGGCCGCCGAACTGTCTGACACCCTCGGCGACCTGCGTGCCCAGACCAGTGTCCTCGCCAATGACGATGCGAACCTGCAGGGCTTCATCTCCGGGGTGAACGGCCTGTCAGGAGCGTTCACCACCGCCACGGGCGTGATGTCCCTGTTTGCCGGTGAGAACGAGAACCTTATGAAGGTGCAGGCGCGCGTGCAGAGCGTCATGGCCATCACGATGGGTCTGCAGCAGGTGTTCAATACCCTGAACAGGGACAGCGCGTTCCGTCTGGTAACCGTCACGAAGGTCAAGAACCTGCTGACGGCCGCCAACTACCGCCTTGCCACCTCGCTGGGTATTTCCAATGCCGCGGCCACCGCACTGATGGCCACGCTTACACTCGGCCTGTCCGTCGTCATCACCGGCCTTGTCGTAGCGTGGAACAAATACTCCGATGCTCAGGAAGAAGCGGCACGGAAAGCCCAGGAACGCGTCGAGATAGAGTCTCAGGGGCGTGCGGAGATGATCAAGACCCGCTTCGAGATAGACACCACCCGGGAGAGCCTGAAGAACTTCACCGGCTCGAAGGAGGAGGAGAAGAAAATGTGTGAGGAAATGAACCGCAAATATGGCGAGGCATTCGGCTATTATGACACCGTGGCGCAGTGGTACGAGGTGCTGACGCAGAAAGCGGAAGCCTATGTACAGGTCCTCCTACGGCAGGCCAATGTACAGGCTTTGGTGAGCAAGGCTGCAGAGATCGATGCAAAACTGAACGAAACGAAAGCGAAGGACGCCGGTGATTTCACCGGTGGCGTGGGTGGCTGGTTCCATGATGTCTTTACCAGATATGGGGCAGCACAAATGAATTCAATTCCTAATGTACCGTATCAGGATGGAGAGGCTATTGTGAGAAAGCGAAGGGAAAGTGTTAAGGAAGCAGAAATCGCACAGCTGGAGACTGAAAAGAAAAGGTTACTGGAAGAGGCGAAAAAGGAAGCGGAAGAAGCTGTAAAAATATCCAAAAAAAATGGCATCGGTGAACACACAGCCCCTAAAAAGACACCGGGCAGCACAAATAAAGAGGAAGAACGCATTGCTGCAGAAGTTCTCTCCCTTCAGCAGAAGAGCCGTCAGGCAGAACTTGATTTATTGAAAGAGGGTTCGGAGAAAAAACGGCGACAAATCCGGGAAAACTATCAGAAGGAGATAGAAGAACTCGCCGCACAGGAAAAGAAATGGCGCGATGCCCAGAAAGGCAGACTCACCGGGGAACAGACCGAGGCACTTGCCTCTGCCCGTTCCCTCGCCTCCATGAAGAAAACGGACGGCGAGAAAGAGATCGCCAAGGAAGAGGCGAAGAAGCAGCTGGAGCAGCGCAGGGACGAGATTCAGGCGATGAGCGAGTACCTGAGGGAATACGGCTCGTTCCAGCAGAAGAAGCTGGCCATTGCCAAGGAGACTGCGCAGAAAATAGCCGGGGTAGACGCTTCCGAGGTGAGCGACAATACGAAGAAGTGGAAGAAAGCCCAACTTCGCAGGGAACAGCAGCAACGCGAGGCCAACATGTCATTCGAGGAAATCAGCCGCGGCATTGACTGGAACGCACTCTTTAGCGGTGTGGGGAACCTGACTAAGGAAATGATGGCACCTATGATGGATCAGCTGCGTGCATACGTCGAGACGGATGACTACAGGAACGCCGATGCGGAAACCCAGCAGAAAGTGACGGACCTGATACAGGAGATGCGCCGGTATGTCGGTACCGACCAGGGCGTGACATGGCAGAAGCTGGACGAGGCCATCAAGCAGTTCACGGACAGCGTGGCGGCCTACGACCGCGCCGTGAAGGCAGAGGAAGCCGCCGTGAAGGCCCGCGAGTGGGGCAAGAGGGAACTGGCCTCCGGGGAGATTACGGAGGAGGCATACAAGGCCCTTGAGCAGAAGGCGCAGGAACTCGGCGACACCACGGACGAGGCGCGCGAGAACATGGAGGACTTCGGCGCGGCGCTGA